CCCGGAGGATTTCCAGACCGCCTTCCAGCGCCTGGAGGCGCAGAGCCGCGAGCTGGAGGCGGCCCAGGTCGATCCCGTGTTGGGGATCGGCGGAAAAAAGCCCCTGCCTGCGACGAGCCCGGCTTCGTAGCCGCCCAGGTCTTCGCCGTCGCCGCTGAAACCGGCTGGCCCGAGGAGCGGATCCTGTTCATGCCGCTGGCACGGTTGGCACAATACCAGCACTGCCTGCTGCGGCGGAATGGGGTGAGGACGGGTTGGAGTTCTTCAGGAGTGGACGAATCAATGCTGCGGGACCAGTTGGCGGCGTTGCGTCGCGAATGGAGCCCTGAGCTCGACCCACAACAAGCCCTCTCAGAATGAACGCGGAGCCCATTGAATGGCTTTATCTTTGGAAAAAAACTGAATAGAATGACTCATGGTTGCACCAAATAGACCTGAAATTTGCGAGATATTCATCAGATCCGGCCAGCTCCCGCTCGGAAAAAACTCCCATGCAAAATCCGATTTTAACGAGATCCATCTCAAGCCAGCAAATATTTCAAAGGAGATTCTCGAAAAACTTTACGCAGATGATGTGTTCACCCTCGCATCATCCTACGGAAACCCGGCCGCAGGAGATCCATGTATGTTCGATTTTTTATCGGTGAAAATGCGGGATGGATCCAAAATAGAACTAAATGTCTTTAACCTCGCGATCTTGATGTTCACCGAGAACACCGAGGAGACCCGCCGCCTTTTCAGAATCATCAACGCAATCAAATATCATCGAGTTGACGCCAGCCCCGGCGCATGAGCGCCCTGACCGTCACCCTTGGAGCCGACATCACAGCCTTGAAGCGGGCGATGGCCGGGGCCACCGAGCTGGTCGGCGCATCGGCCCGGCGGATGGGGAGACTCACGGGCGCGGGACTGGCGGGGCTAGGCAAGGGCGGTGCCGTCGCCTTGCAGAAGGGCTTCAGTCTCGCCGGGACCGCGTTCAAGGCATCCATCGGCGCGGCGATGGCCGGCGGGGCCGCAGCGGTGGGTGTCGGCATGAAAGCGGTCAACAGCGCCGCCGACTTCGAGCAAACGAAGGTCGCCTTCACGACGCTGATCGGCGACGCGGCCAAGGCCGAGCAAACCCTCGGCAAGCTCCGCGAACTCGGTGCCAAGACACCATTCGAGTTCCCTGAACTGGCGGATGCCGGCCGCAAGCTCATCGCCTTCGGTGAATCCGCCGACTCCGTGCCCGAAACCCTCCGACGGATCGGCGACGTGTCCGCGGGCGTGCAGGCGCCGGTCAACGAGATCGCCGAACTCTACGGTAAGGCGCGTGTCCAGGGGCGGCTCTTCGCCGAGGACATCAACCAGCTCACCGGCCGCGGCATCCCGATCATCCAGGAACTCGCCAAGCAGTTCGGCGTGTCGGATTCCGAGGTGAAGAAGCTGGTGGAATCCGGCCAGGTCGGCTTCCCGGCCATCGAGCAGGCTTTCGCTTCGATGACCTCCCAGGGCGGCCGGTTCTCCGGCATGATGGACGCGCAGAGCAAGACGACCGCCGGTCTTTTCTCCACGCTCAAGGACACGATCAACGAGGTCTTCCTCACCCTCGGCCAGCCGATCAACGACTCGATCCGTGTCCTGGCCGAACAGGCAATCGGGCTCGTCCAGCAGCTCACTCCGCTCGCCACCGAAGCGGGCAAGCGGGTCAAGGATGCCGTGATGTTCGTCATCGCCGCGTTCAAGAGCGGCCAGCTTCTCGACCTGGTTTCCTCCGCGCTGAAGCTCGGGTTCGCGGTGGGCGTGAACGCGCTGGTCAACGGCTTCCGCGCCGCCATCGAATTCTTCTGGAACCTGATCACCGACGGCGCGATGTGGAAGAGCCTCGGCACTACCCTGCTCGGGCTGGTGGCAGGCTTCGGTGCCGCGCTGCTCAACGCGTTCCAGACGCCCATCGTCTATCTGCAATCCGGCATGGAATGGGTGATCGCTCACCTGCTCAAGGGACTGCTCAAGATCCCGGGGATGAACGAGCTGCTCGGCTTCGAGGCGGGCGATGTGGAAACCAACTTCGGAAACATCCTCAAGGACCGCAAGGAATCGGGCGCGGACCTGTTCGGCATGAACTTCAAGGAGATCGCCGAAGGTGCGCAGGGACTCATCGGTCAGGGGGCACCGAAGCTCGGCGAACGGGTGGCGGAGGCGGCACGCAAGGCTGGTGAATCGACCGGCAGCGAACTCATCGACACCCGCGGCCTGCGGGACAGCTTCGGCAAGGTGGCACAGTCGATCCGCGACACGATGCCCAAGCCCGAGGAGGCCGCCAAGACGGTTGCAGCAGCGGGCAAGGTCAGCGGCAGCGCGCCGTCAGCCGCCAAACCCAGTGCTTCCACCCTCGCCCCGATCGTCACCTCGCTCGGCAAGGTCGGCGGCGGCGGCTACTCGGCCGGGGCCTTGGACGCACAGCGCGAGAACAACCGGCTGACCGGCGAAACCAACCGTCTGCTCAACGACCTCAACCGGCGGGTCGACAAGCTCGGCGGCGGCGGTCAGGCGGCCTTCGGTTGACGCCGTGCCCCGGCCAAGATGCCGAGACACGTTGCCATCCAGCCGGGACGCCTTTACCCGCAGCCGGGCTACTCCGTCCAGATCGACAAGGAGGGGAAGTGGACCGCCACCCAGATCTTCCTCTGCCACCGGAGTTCCGCCGTCGCCCTGATGCCGCGACCCGGCACGGTCCACCCAGAGATCAACTTCATCCAGGTCTCGCAGGTCACCGCCAGCTTCACCGAGGGCGACCTCGCCGAAATCGTCTGCCAGTATGCCGGGGCGGAGGAAAAGGAAGAAGCCGACGAAAAGAACAACGCCGTCTATTCGATGGGGCTATCCCTGTCGGAGGAGCCGCTGCTCAGCCATCCTCGCTACAAGGACCTCGAAGACAAGGAACGCGAGGCGATCCAGCTGATCCAGTCCGGCAAGGACAAGGACGACCAGGGCAACAAGCTCCGCGACAAGATCGAGAGCGAACTGGGCACGGAAGTTCTCGGTAAGATCGAACGCGGCCAGACCAGCTACTACAGCCCGCGCGTCACCTGGCGCGAAAGCTGGGTGCGCGACAGGCCGGCGAAGTCGTCGGATCTCAACGACATCGGGAACATCTCGGAGCCGTCCGGCGAAGTGCCGGAACTGGCCGGAGGCCGCAACTGGCTGCTCAACGGCGTGAGCCAGTCACAGGAGGGCAAGTCATTCCGCATCGAGATGGAATGGCTGGCCAGCGACCGTGGAGGCTGGGATGAGGACATCTATCAGGAGGAGGAGGAATGAACCGGCTGCCAGCCAGAAAGAAGCGCGGGGATCCGGTGCTTGCCGAGGACTGGAACGCCCTGCTCGATGCCATCGCGTCGCGCACGCCACGACCGGGGACGGGGCTTGAACTCATCGCCTCGTCGGGCGGATTCGCCTATTCCAAGCCTGGTCCTGGTATCGCTCCAGCTCAGAATCTGCCGCCCTTCGCGGTCATCGGCATCGAGAAGAAGGACGGGGCCTTCCGGGTCACGATCAAGGAAGGCTGGGTGATCGAGCGCAAACCCAAGTACGGCGACACGCCCGCGGTGAAGTTCCACATCCCGAAAGTGGGCGAAGAGACGCTCGACACCATCCCGCGCCCGCAGATCGACATGTCCATCGGCGACACCCTCTGGTGCAAGATCGTCACGGACGAGATGGGCGAGATCAGCGAAGAGCCCGAGATCCTCGCGGCGGCCGGCGATCAGGATGGCAACCACTACTATCCCGTGGACCCGGAAGGATCGGGCAGCGACGGCGAGTGCTTCGTGAAGCTCTTCAAGTTGGAGGACGACGACGGGACACCCAAGGTGAAAGTCTATCAGCAGAGCGACATCGAACACTGGGCGCAGCTCTGGACCGGAGAAAACAAGGGGGCCGGCGCCAAGGTGTTCAAGGACCACAAGGAGGACGCCAACGTCTACCGCTTCCGAACGGTCCGCGGCGACTACGGCATCGGCGAGACGGAGACCACCGACGAGGTGGAACTCGACTTCCGGGCGACCAACGTCGGCGCGGGAAAACCGGTCTGGGTGGTCCCTGAGGAAGGCGGCGAGCCGGTGGAAGATCCGCCCGACGGGCCGGCGGCATTCCGCAGCATCGCCGAGCGGGCGACCCAGCCGGAAATCCGGGTGAAGTGCGAGCGACCGAATCCGGGCGATCCGCTGCCGCAGGAGATCCGCATCGAGGGCAATGGCTACGACGCCGGGATCGTTTCCGCCCGCAAGATCACCATGACGGTGCGCGACGGGCTGGTGAAGTCCCTGCTTTCAGAGGAAGTCACGACCGGCAATCTCAACCTGGAGATCCTCAACTTCAGCTACAACAACGACGGTGAACTCTATGGCGAGCCCTACCTTTCGGGCATCCTCTACTGGCGCGACGGTCTCTTTGTCGGAGTGACCGACCCGACCCCCGGCAGCGAGCCCCCGGGTTTGCTGACCCGCCAGGTGGCATGGCTGGTTTCGGCGGCCTGAGCCCCGGTTGACAGCAGCCCACCGGCGTGAGGCTCTACGTTGACCTGGAGACATTGGAATTGATCGAGGGGCCGGGATTCCGCAACCCGCTGACCTCGCTGCGCTTCAAGCGCGGGGACGCGGCCCGGCTCGAAGTGAGCTTCCTTTCCAACGGGACCACCGCGGCCGAGATCGGCGACCCGGCCACCCTGGAACTCCAGTTGGGGATCAAGCCGCGCGGTCGCTACGACGTCGGCTATCTCGTCCACGAATCGGCCTGGACGCTGCCAGCCGGCGGCGCGGCGAGTCCGCTCTACTTTTGCACGCCGAGCTTCAACACGGTCGAACTCGATTCGGCGATGCAGGTCGGTTCGTCCACCGGCACCGAGCTTTCCGAGATCTTGCTCATGGGTGAGATCACCTGGCGCGAGGGTTCTGGCGTCCCGACCTCCACCCGCACGTTCCTCGTGATCGTCGAAAACGACGTGAACCGCGGCACGGAGGGCGTTCCGACCGATGCGGAACCGGCCTATCCCTTGCCGCAAAACATCGCGTCGCCCGCCGACCTTG